TTTTCTTCTTTCTGTTGCTTCCATCAACTCTCTATATGTTTTCATTTTTTCCTTTAAGTTATTTTAAATTCCTGAAGACGCGTTCGAGATTCCTTCTTTTGTATCCCATGTCGTGACAGCAAATGTCACAGTATATTCACTCAATGTATCGGCCGAGTCAATTGATAAATCGACAGGAGCTATATCAGATGGAAAAATACCAAAAAAGTTGTATGTTCTTAAAACTTTTTCTTCTCTGTCTAGCTGTTCAATAATCATTTCACCGTACATATCAGCAATATTTTCCGATCCAATATTGTCAATATTTCCGGCAATAACATTGTGCCACCCTTCAAGTGCTTTTCTGTGTCGAAATCCGAGATCATTTAAAATGGTGATTGATACTTCAGGAAAAATACGATCACCCGTAACAGGAGTAAACCTTCCTCTGAAAGGCACCTGAATATTTCCTATCGTTGAACCAGGTAATTGAACCCCTTTAATCATTAAATGAACGTTTGGGTCATTTGTTCCTGATTCAGCACCTACTCCATTTGGGTAGTTTATGATTGCATTAAACAGATTAGCTCGAACACCGCCACCCAGCGTGGCTCTAAAATCTGAAATTTTTGGCATTACTTTTATCTCCTAATATTACTTTTATTTATAATCTGATTATCCGCCGATTTCTGAGAATGAAACTCCCGTTCGGACTGCAATATAATTTATTTGGATAAAGTTAATCGACCGAGCAGGTTTTACAAATATATCAGCGACAAGCTGATTACTGTCAATTACTTGACCAGTATTATTTGTTTCGTCTATAACGACTGCGAACTCGGTAATCCCTCTTCTTCCTTGAATATTTCGTAAGAAAGGCTTAATCATTGATCTCATTTGACTTCTCGTAAATGCATCATTCAATTCAAACAAGAAGGATTTAGCTGCTTTTGCAACAGCCTTTTCTATAACGATGAATAATCTTCGTACATTAATTCGATCAAAGGCTGAAGGACGATCAAGCATTGTTCTATCACCCCATAATGTTGGTCCTCTTCCTTTGAAATTAACAACAGGATTAATTCCGTCAGTTTGAGCGGCAAGTCCTGCCATGTCACCATTTAAAGGAACCCATCTATCAACATCGTTATACTTATCATATTGATATTTATATGCTGAATCCATGAAGGCATATGAAGAGGCACCTAAAGTTGTTGCATCAGCTTTCAATGCGGTTACTTCGCCTCCTGCATTATTTACAACCGATGCGAATGCAGGTGATACAAATGCAACGAGATCTTTTCTTACTTCGGCAATATTATCAATGATATATTTACCTACAGCAACTGATCCTCCTCCTTGCATAAAGAGGCTTACATCAACTTCTTCAGCATTTGCATAAAGATCAATTCCTAATTGTCGAATACCATCTGTAATTCCTGATGTATTATCGTCAACTCCACCTAAGAGTGGTCCGCCTTGCGATAAAGATTCCATGTCTGCTGTCGCACCTGTTGGATCTGTTGCACCGTCCCCAACAATTGTAACGGTTGGAGCTGACGTATATCCAGAACCTTTATTTGTAATTGTAACACCTGTAATTGATCCTGGTCCTGCATCATTTGGATCACTGTCAATAATTACGGTTCCTGTTGCGGTCACTCCGCCTGCTGGTGCAGCCGAAAATGTAACGGTTGAACCTGCTTTAGTATGGTCTGATGTTCCACCTGTGATACCGGTTACTTGATAAACAGAATCACCAGCATTATCAGCACTCATTGTTCCGAACGTGGTTGTTGATAATCCACCTGTTCCAGTGGCTAATTGTGCTGGAAGACCAAACCAAACATATTTAGATTGTCTTTTTAAAACTTCTAATATATAATTAGAAGATCCATCTGAATTTTTTGCATCAGACGCTTTACTAACAAATTGGAATTTTTCTAATATTTCACCAGCAATCCCTGTCCATTTTCCTAATTCATCGATAACGATTACATGAACTTCATCATTAGCACCGCCTGCATCAGAAACGAATTTTGATGTTGAAGGAGCTACATCAAAGTTTCCGGCATATTTCCACTCAGCAAAATTTCCGGAATCTGAGGCATGAACTCGAATACTATTCCCTAAAACACCAGGATATTTTGCAACAAATAATTCACTTGCTACAAATGTTGTATTATCATAATCGTCAGAATTTTTAACTAATACAGGGGTTGATCCGCCTGGAACAGTAGCACCATCAATTCCGGCATTTACGCCTAATGCCCCGACTACTCTTGTAAATTGTAAGTTTCCAGCATAGCTCAAGAAACTTGCTGCAGTCAACCAATCTCTGAATACGTCATCGTTTGGTTTACCGAAATTTGCTACTAATTCATTTTCTGAACCGACAGTTGTAACTTCATCAACTGGTCCCCATTGTGCAGGACCAACCATTGCTCCGATTGTTGAGCTTACGTTAGGAACAACATTTGTTAAATCATTTTCTACATTTACAACTCCCGGACTTAAAGGGAAAGCCATCGTTTATCTCCTTGAATATATATTTTGATAATCTCTTTATTATCTACTTTTATTTATAAAAATTAAAAAATCTTGATTTATGACCCGTGAAACCATTTTTCGAAATCTTGATCTGTTTCGCTTGCTTGGGTAGAATCCATGAAGGATCTCTGTGATCCTACAATAGGAGCTAAATCATCAACGATTTTTTTGATTTGTTTTTTGTATAATTCTTCTCTTGCGTCAATTCCTATTTCTTCTCTAAAATATCTTTGGTTGGCTAGCCAAGCAAATATAACCAGACACATGACAATGTCATCATTTTCGCCATCATCTGCTTCATATGATGATCCTAATTGAATGAAGTTTTTGAATTCATTGATAGTATCTTCATCTCGTATAAGAATCTTCGCTTCTTCGACTAAAGTTTTGAGCGTAGCACATCCAATTCTTTTTGTTGCCACTGATGTCTTAACACCCATTTGTGGGTTTTTGGAGAATCCTCCAGTAACGACTTGCCCCTTTCTACCTTTTGTTTCGACTGTGATGATATTTTCATATTCAATATCATCATGCAGAATATCGGCAACTTGCTGTCCTATATCATTAATCTCAATCAATACGCTGGCGGTGTTGTATTGCGTTGCCATTTCTTGAATGATATGAGGAAAAAATAAAGAACTAACTGTATTTGATCTGTATTTTGCGACTTGCCTATATGGAAATTCTGTAACATCCATAATATTGAATGCAGAATAATCTAACTGCAATCCCCTCGAAACATCCACACAGATATTGTACTTATGACCAGCTTTGGGAAACTCATATACTTGTCGGTCTCCTGTGTCAAGAATCGGCACGTCGCCAGACATATTTCTCAAAATACTAGAATGAATTAAAGTATTTGTACTTCCTAGAAATTCAGCTTCAAATTCCTGCTCCCAATAATCTTGACCGTGATCAGCGATTTCTTGGGCTTTAAATTTCTCATCTCTACCAGGAACATCATACCATTTTACTTCATATGGTGTATATCTATTTTTACCTTTGACTGCATTATTCCATAATTTATAGAAATGATTAAATCCTTGTGGTGTTGAAGAAATTAATACTTTGGTTGTCACACCAGATGAAATTACCGGGAAAACAGATTTGAAGAATTTTTCTGCGATGTTCGTTTCAACATGAGCAAACTCATCTAAATAAACAAGAGCAATTGATTTACCTCGAATCCCTTTACCATTAGATGCGCTTGTTAAAATTTTACATCCGTTTTCTAACGCAATACTTTTTTCATTCCATTTTTTAACACCTTGTTGTAACCATTTTGGTAGGAGTTCATAAGCTTCTTTAATACGACTCAATACTTCTTGAGCACCATCCATTTGATGAGCAAGAATTCCTACTATTTTCTTTTCGTTGAATAGTATGTAATGTAGAATATAGCCAGTGGTTACCGTCGTCTTTCCTGACTGTCGAGGGGCTTTTACAATAGCAAACCGATTATCATTAAAAACTTTAAGCAATTCTTTTTGATATTTGTAAGGATTGAAATTGAGTTCGCCTTTGTCCACATGAACAATCTTCATGTAATTAGCACAAAAGTATTCTACATCGTTTCTGCATTTTTCATATTCATCAAGCTGATGTTCAGTATACTCAATTTTAGTCCTCGGTTTTTTCAACAAAGGATTGTTGTTGTAAAAAGGACTAAACATCTTCTTTATTATCTCTTTTATTTAGATATTTTAATAATTCTTCTGTGGATCCGACAAACACGTTGTTTGTCTGATTATAATTACTTCCGTCTTGCGGGACTAAATCTCCACCTGAAGGTTTATCTTTGTTTAACTCTTGTTTTGCTTTTTGTAATTTTAACAGTTTCTCTGTTGTATCAGCAATAGACTTCATTAATGCAGAGATCATTTGATATGCGAAAGGAGAATCAGATTCAGCGGCTACCTGTTGTAAATTCGTCAGTGCTTGCTGACCTTGCTCAATCAAAGAATGATATGTTCGTCTGCTCAACTCGTAATCAGTATCTACGTCATCATTTACAGTTTGTATTTGAATTTCGGTTGAAGCATGCTGAAGATTTAAATCTGCTTCATTAGCAATATCCAACACCTCTGAAATTTTATCAAAACTCATTTATTATCTCTTTAAAGGTTGGTCGTAAATGTCTCAGTGAAACCAAAGGTATCGTCAGCACTTGCTGATGTTGGATCAGGAACCACATTGTATGTTTCTGCATTAATTATTCTATCGGGATCAAGCGATGTTCTGACGGTAACGTCTTTAATCAATCCACTTTGACTTACAGGTCCATATAAGTATGCTTTGACTAAGAAACTCAATGTATAACTAAGAACCCGTCTATTAATTAAATCGTCTTCAAATGTATCCTCGGGTGTGACTGATTGAAGAATAATAGGAATATCTCTAACAATATTTCCAAGTTCAGGAAATTCTTTTATGGGAATATTAAATCCCGGTGTAAAAAATGGCAATATTTGTTCTAATATCTGCATCCCATCATCAGCATTTTTCACCATAATATTTAAATCAAAGTCAAAACTATACGGAACAGGATTATGAGCCCATTGTAAAATATTTTCTGTGGGAACTAAAACAGAAGTTGCTGTTGCTATTGTAGTTACCCCTCCTGCCGCTGTATTGTCGAACGTTATAACAGGAGGAGATGTATAACCGCTTCCTCCATTTGTAACCGTTATCGCAGTGACGATTCCACCACTTACGGTCGCGACTGCTGTCGCTCCTTCGCCTCCACCTCCAGTATAAATAACTATAGGTGGAGTTGCGTCTGTATATCCGGAACCTCCGTCTGTAATAGTGATACTTGCTACTGCAGACGTATTAGCTGTCTGCTTTATTTTTGTTGTTGTTCCTAACTTCCTAAATTCATCATAAATTATTGATGTAATCTCATATGACATTCTCGGCAAAACAATTTGCACTTCTTTGCTGAGGCTTGTATTTGTTCGAGCAAGATAATGCTGTCTTGGGCCATACGCAATAGGAACCTTAATAGGAGTTTGCAATATTCCATTGCTATCTCGTCGAGTGATAGCAATATCATTGAAAAGTGTCCCGAAAATACTTACGAGTTTTCTTATTGACTGATTATAAAAATATGTCCCGAGCATATTATCCTACAAATTTAGCGAAGAACTCTTCCATATCTCGCATTATTGAATTGATTGATCCTTGCATTTTATCAAATTGTTTCTCTTCTTTTGGTGTGACTGCTGAAGTAAATATCTTCGCGGCATGTTTTTCAATATCACTCAGCCATTTATTGTTTAATTTCTTTACGTTCTCTACCAGAGGATTTGTCTTTTCTTGTAATTCTCTATAAGTTTTCATTGTTCTTCCTTAAAAATTCCCGAAGGGATTCGTTTCTGTAAAGTCGATGACATCATCTGCTTCCGTCTCAATTACTGTATTATCTGCAAATGGATCATTTTCTTCGTTATCAAGATTATTATCTGCAAATGGATCATTTTCTTCGTTATCAAGATTTTCAAATGTTCTTTCGATATCATCGATTGCGGTGACACCTGTGTCAAGATCTTCTTGACTATATTCAAATAATTGACATGACAACTTCATTGTTGGTTTTGATCCCAAAGGATAGAATGGAAATTCGTCTTCCACAAAGGTAATTTCAAATAATCCTTTTGATAATGGGAAGTAAATTAAATCACCTTCACTTGGTTTTTCTTTACCTGTAATCTCTTCAAATCTCGAGGTGGATACTACTAAATCAACTGTGTCACGTATTTCTAAACCAAATTTAGAAATAAGACCGCCATCTCCACCGAATTGATCAATATCAGAAATATACATTTCTATTTCAAATGCGTTCTTAAAGGCAGATAATGGATCTTCGTTCAGTAATTTATCTTCTGCAATTAAAGTTCTGGGAGAATAAAGCATATCCATTCCATGAAACTGAACAGCTTCTCTCGACAAATCGTCATCTCTGGAAATTTCAATATTAGCAAATTCGGGATGACTTGAAAACTTTTGCAAATGTATTTTATTTAAAATAACGGTCTTATAAATTAATGTTACAGGGATTTCACTAAATCCCCCGCCACTCGCAACCACAACTTTATCCGGTCTCAATTCACCTTTAAACATACTTAATGAACTTGGTAACTTGCTTGCTTCTTGTAATTCTTGATATGTTTTCATTTCTCTATCCTAAAATGTCCATAGGTGGAAGAGTCCATTTATTTGGAACGTCTTCAATTAATTGTTTTATTTCTTCGGTTGCATCGTCAAATATTTTTCCACCATTTACTGTAATTCCGGTTGGTAATTGTACATTCTCAAACTTAGAAAGATTCATGCCCCATTGTTGTTTGATTAATGCAGTTGCATATTCTTTGAGAAAAGAATCGTTGTATACTTCTGTATATGTCTGTGGATCGAGGATCGCATAAGCCTCAATGACAATTACATCTCCTTCAGATAATCCATTCTCGCCCCATTTACTATCAATCCCAATTTGATTCTTTTTCTTATTGAATGTAAAACTTCTTTCTGTTGCTAACAATTTCTCGAGTAAAGAGAAATTGAGCTGATTCACATAATAATCAATAGATGAAACACCTGTGAAAGTATTCAAATCTGTAACACGTAATTGGAATTCTTGATCAAAGAAACTTCCAGAGAATATTCCTTTCGATGGAAATATTCTAATGACCCCTAAAATTGGGTCTGTTGCTGGAATATATCTATTTGTTATATCAGTAGATGTGACTGTATGTTGCAGAAAGACCTTTTCAATACCGTCAAATATATTTTCACCAAAGAATTGTAGGGCATCGTCAATTCTATCAGATATTTGTTCATCAGTGATGTTAACTTGATGAACAGGATGCCCTAATTTTCTTAAACAATATTCCTCAAGACCTAGTCGAGATGTTACCATTTCTTTTCCTTAAGATAAACTGTGCATTGTACAATTGCTACACGGTTATTTACGCTATCTACTGCTGATTGTATTCTGCAATAATTATTTATTACGCATGAATTTAATAATATTGAAAGAACAATTATTCCTTTAAACATTATAATCCGGCTGGAATAAGTTTTGTTAATTTATCAATTTTCTGTACAAGATCACCAAAGGTTTTGTCTAATTTATGAACTTCAAGACTCGCATTCCATACATCTGCGGCAATAGATCCTGGATCGGTATCAATAGTATCAATCAAATTACTAGTGGTCAAACTTGTTACGATATTCCAATCGCCTAAAGTCGGTACAAATGGATTTGCACCATCGTCTGAGAATAGATTACCATCTACTTCTAATCGATGATTTCCTTCCCAAGTTCTAATCTTCCATCCATTAATCAAGAAAAATGTCGATCCCAAAAATCTGCCTGGAATAGTTGGATCTCCGCCAACTCCTCGCATCGCCGCTAGATATTTTGTATTGTCTCTATTTAACATCCATTGCTTCCACGAAGAATATAAATGAGATTTAATATCAATTGACGTGACGCCATTATTGATTAGGATAAGTTTATTCGGGCCATCAAATGTTACACGATGATATTGAGTTAAATCCCAATAATCACCCCAGCCGAATGTAGCAAGAGTCATTATCCTAATTCATCCCAATGAATTACTCCTCTAATATTAGATGTTCCTGTAACTGTTTCTGCCATAATTACGTATATATTTTGAGTTCCGTCTGCGTCTAATCGGACATATTCTCCTAAATAATCAAACACATCTAGTGGTATATTATCTCCTCCAGCAGGACAATACCACGAATCAATAACAGTTCCTCCAGTTATTGAAGTAGCTGATATATCATATTCGGCACCACTTTCTCCTCCGGCAGAAACCCATGAATCACCTACAGCAGAACTTGGATTTTTTATAAGCTGGATCATAATAACTTCAGCTGAAGAATAGAATGACATACGAGTTGGAATTATTGCAATTCTATTTGGTTGACTATTAACAAGAGTCTTTGGTCTGATAGAAACAATTGGTTTTGCAGTTGTAGTTCCAGCAACGTCTGTATTTCTTATTGCAGAAAAATGTCTTATGTTTGGCCTGAAATCACCTTCGGTTCTAACTACCGCAGTTGTCATTTTTATTTCACTTGACGAAACTGCAGTACCTGTATTTTCAATTTCATACCGAATTGGTAAAGTGGCCGTTTTAGCCCATGCACTTGAAGTTATATTCCCGTTTTGAATCATATGAACAGGAATTTCTACTCCGTCTGGTCTAAAAATACCAAACACAATATTACCACCACCTAACCATTGTAAATCAATTGTATAGATATTATTTTTCGTAACGTCTAATGTCATGTTAGATAAACCTGTGCCATCCAGTTTATCCATATCCCACGAAGATTGTGCTATTCGAGTTTCAACAACCGATCCAGTTACAGAAGATCGCAATACAACGTATAGAGTGGTATCATCTAATTCAAAATAAACTCCATCATTATCATCAAAATATCCCCATCGTCTTCTAACATTTGTTTTCCCGGAATCGCCAAGAACGGCAGTCATTAAAATTGAATGTCCGACTCCTGGTTGATAGTGATGATACTTATGTGTCGTTCTTTGAGACAACGCACCCAAAACAGTTCCTGCTGTATCTAATACAACTGACGAATCATCGCCACTGTAAGTAGATGTTCCGGTACCAGAAAGATTTTCATCCCACTGAGAGTCTTGTTTATCTCTCAGGAAAATATAATCTCCGAGAATAGTTGGTTGTGAAGTTCTTAAACGGTTGAAAGAATCAAATTGTGGGGAGCCATCTTCAAATCTTGTGAATAAACTACCCTTATCACTAATAGAAGCCATCCGACCCGGTACATCTTTATCGGCAAGAATCATTGTCTGAGTTTCTAAATCAATAGATGCTTGTGATGCGGTAGCTCTTGTAGTTGGTCCAGTGGCTTGTAAAAGATCATTATTGACAAATTCGCCAGTAACATCTTTGAGCCATAAATCACCCTTGGTCGGATCAATGGTATCAAATACTACACCAATAACTGTTCCGGTCGCACCTGATGCAGAACCAGTAATGACTTCATTGATAACGAAATCTGTTACGAATGTATCAAATGCCACTTCAATTGTATTGATTGAATGGACTTTTTTGCCAGTAGAATCGGGCGGGACTTGAATGAATGAATCGGTCATACTATTTTATATCCTCGATTAGTTTTTCTATCTTTTCTATACTTTTTTCTAAACTATTATGACACGACGATAATTCTGGTCTCGTTTCGTAAAGGAAATCATATTTAGAAGTCAATGGCTCACCTTTTTCGATTACAACCTTTGCTTTTCTTATATTATCTAAGGCTTCAATAAGAACATTCGTTGATTTAGAAGATTCTTCTTTCAGACTCAATTCTCTTTCCTTTATTTTTCTTTCGTGCAATTTTTCGTCTAGTTTCTGTCGCTCCAATAAAATTTCATCGTGTTTTATTACATCTTCTTTTGTTAGCTTTTTATCAAAATAAGCCTTATACTGCATCAATACAGGAGCAAACCTAGCTGGAGGAATATTCAATTGTTTAAATATTCCTCCAATCTGTTTTGTATAATATTCAACTTCTTTTCTGGCTTCTTCTGTTAAATTGCAGAATTCGACAACTTTTTTCTTGTTTTCCTCATCAGGAACAAAAGTTAACAATTGAGTCAAATCGGTCATGATATCCTTTCAAATTAAAATTAAACTCCAGAAGGATCTAAGAAATTTCTCTCTAGAGATGAAACCATTGAGAATGCGTTTGTAGTAGATCGAACAATCGTACCAGTAACAATAACGAATTGTGCTGTTCCTAAACCAATACCAACTAATGTAATTGGCGCATTGGTTGCTGCAGTTCTACCACCCTGAACATTACCATCATAATCAAAGTCAAAGGCGATTTGACTCTGAGCATTGATTAATCCTGTAATAGGTGTTGCGGAGTTGTCATTAACAATAATGGCGTTTATATTACTATAAACATTTCCATTAGCATTCGTGAAAAACATCGTGTATTCTGCCGCTGTATCGTTTTGTAGATTAATATTTGGCAAAATATTACCACCCGCAACGAATGGGAAAACTCTGTTCGTGTCGGTATTATCATTATATGTAACATTATTGACATCTGCGATTGCTAAGTCATCAATAAATGTATTTAGTCCAATACCATTTGGAGAAGTAAAACTCATTAGTAAATCAACAACGTCGCCGTTACCAATTTCAGTAACGTTACCACCTTCATCAATATTTCCTGCTTCTCGTAATCGTCTTTGGATATATTGGAAACATTCAGCGGCTGTCCCTAAATTACCAAATAATCTCCATTTAAATCCGTATGAATCAGAACCAATTGCTCTGACGAAATTATTCTTAGCGGTAAATGTTGCAGTTGTATCGGCAATATTGTCAACTGGAATTGAATCGGTTGATGCTAAAGTTAATATTGTAGCGGAAGTTCTTGCTTTAACTGTAAGCGAAACATTGTTTGCAGCATCTTCTGCATTGGCAATTGTAATGACTGTTCCTAACCCAATACTTGTAGACCATGTTCCACCCGTTGTTGTAATTGTATCGTCACCAGCTTCAATCGAAAAATCAATTGAAGTGTTACCCGGAACAACGGAAGCAATATCTTCATTTTTGTATTGGAGATACATTCCCGGTCCAACAACTACAAAGGTCATACCAGTTTCACCAGTGAATCCACCAGTTACATCAGACGTATCAAGAGTCAGAACTGTAGCAGAATCAACTGATACAATTTTGTAAACTCCAAGAGGACCAGTACCAGCAGTAATTCGAACATAATCTGTTGCGGCAACGCCAGCAGTTGTAAAGTTACCTGATGTAGTTGTTAATGTTCCTCTCGTTCCATCAAATGGTGTAGCATCAGCAAGAACACCATCTGTTTCACTTGCATTGGTTGGATCGACAACTGTCGAATACGCTTGGAAATCCAAGGTGCCAGTTTCATTTCCTAAAGAATTTCCATCTTCAAGAATATTAATATTACAACCAGAGGCAGTAATATTTCCAGAAACTGTATATCGTCCAGCATGACCTGCTGGAGCAGTAATGTCAATCGTATCACCAACTGCTAAATCAGTAGCAGTATAATCTTGAGTTGCAGTAATCGTTGCTGTTCCGTCAGAATTATTTGTAAAGTTCTTAGAAGTTTCAGCAGAACCGATTGTATCTAAATTTCCTGCCCAAGGAGATTCGCCGTTTTCTAATGAACCATCAAAAGCAACAATCGCAGGATCTGCGGCAGTTGCAAGCGGGAATCTATTAACAATTGTTTCAAGTGAAGATACACCAATATCACTAATCTGTGATCCAGCGTAAGTTTGACCCTTCGCTCTAGCAAATAGTTTTAAGAATGCTCTTGTATTGTCTGTTCCACCAAATTCTGTTGAACTATCTTCAAAGATTTTTATAGCCTGATTCACTGGACCAGTTAAAACAAAATTAACTTTTGTTGTGATAACCGAAACAGGTTGGTAATAAACCTGAGTGGTTGTCGGTATTGTACCCAATGTAATAATTCCTGCATCTTCTCTTCGAAGAGTATCAGCATTATTTTTCGACGCCCATCCGCCTGTTCGCACTAATCGTCTTGTTCTTTCAGAAAAGTAATCCCAATCATAATGAGCAGAACCACCACCAAGCTCCATCTGCTCTCGAGTAATTCCTTCAAATGGAAATTCATGTCTGATAAGATCATCACTGACACCATAAGGATCGAAGTCATTCAACCATTGTGTTTTAGAGAAAGAATAAAGGGCTTGTTTCGTAACACCATCAAATAAACTATATCGATCAACTGTAAACGTTTCGCCAGACGTCGCTGTGGCGGTGAAAGCCGGAGAAACTTCTAATGTAGTTTCATTCGTAATCGTTTCGATTCTGTAATTACCTGCCTGAGGTCCGGTTGTAATACTTAAATTATCACCAGATGAAACACCATTTGTCTGGAATGTTGATCCAGCAGATACAAAAGTATTTGTTGATTCAGTTGGATTACCGTCTGTTCCTGATTCTTTTTGCACAGGACCATCAGCTTGATTGGGCTCTCTGATATCCCATACAAGGCCAGTATCAACAGAAAATGCAGTAAAGTCTGATTCCGCCCCAACAGCTCCTTTATCAATTGTATTTCCGTCTTGGTCTGTTGTCTCGACTGTCACTGTTGTCGCTGTCGCAGATGCAATAACATAATGCCCAGCGTTAGCTCCCTCGTGTATGCAAAGAATGTCTCCTGCCGCAACACCAGCTGTTGTTGGATTCAACCCACCACCAACTGTGAATACTAATGAAGCCGCTGTTGATCCGGCGGTTCCTGTCATCTCATTTGCACCACCCAAGTCAACCAAATCACCAGTCGCTTCAAGTGAAATCAACTGATTAGTTGTGTTAAAAATAACTTGATGACGTGACAGTCTATCAAGATCATTTACTATCGCCATTATTGTTCTCCTTTATTCTTTGCTTTTAATTACTTAATTAAACGTATTTATAAATTAATTAATGTTAAGATTCGGTTTGTATTTTTTATTTAAACGATATTTTCCATTCGATTCTATTACCACGTTGTGACCTTTTAGAACTTGAAGAAAACCATTCAATTGATTATCATTTAAATCTGCTCCATCTCTATTCAAGTTGAATAATAATTCTGCATAAGAAATGTCTTCTGTTTTTGAGAAATAATCTTGAATGCTACCTGTGAATGTTTTTTCTTCTTGAAATTCTGTTTTCTTCATTTTTCACCTTTATTTAAAATTAAATTCCTACTGGATTTGATTGAATTCTGTCAGTTGCTTGATCGACCGGAACCGACGAATCTGTTGCGGGTCTTGGTAAATTATCTAAAAATTTATATGACCAATCTTCGTGTAATATAACTACATCAATATTTCCTGCGCCAGATGCTTCATATATATGATTGAATGTTGTTCCAGAAGATTCGACTCCATCTATTTCTACATTTGTTCCTGCTTGTAATATTCTGACTTCGGTTCCAGTTTTCAAACCAGTGAAAGACATTACTGTTGAACTATTTATATCTATTGCTCCGGGCGCAACGGGAATAGGATATGTATCAACACCCAATGATTCGTTTACGTCTGCATTTGATCCATTGGTTAAATTGATTATAACTTTTCCTCCAGAGGTCAATAGAAAGGGGACATCAACCGCTTGCCCTGTATAAGTTGTGCCGTCCCACGTGACTCCGTTCCCTCCATGAGATGGTGTGGAGCCGTCATATCTCATGGTTATGTTATTAGAAACATCACCCCCTGTTGCTGGAACTTCTACAACCCAAAAATATGTCTGTGTGTTTGTAGGAACAAACCCATCTTCGAATAAAAATTGCTCCACCTGTTGCCGGAACTTCAATAACCCAAAAGTATGTTTGTGTATTCGTAGGAACAAACCCATCTTCGAATAAAAATTGTACTGCATTTGATCCTGTCCCTAATTTAGAAACGTCAATCTCATTTGATGTTGCTAAAATTCCTCCAGTTGGTTCGGCAGTTGCGGCATCATCAGAATCATAAATTTTACAAACCATGTTTCCTGTTGGTGCGCCAGTTTTCTTTAGAAGGACTTGTAATGCATCAACAACAACTCCCGTTCCAGTAAATTCTTGACCAACCCCCCGTGTCGTTCCATTATGAAATGTTATATCGGTATCAGCATTTGAATATCCATATGAATCTATGACTGTCGCTGTCGTACTATTTAAAATTTGCCGTACCTCATTAGTCATTGGTGGAAATTCACCAAAGAATTTTATGTTGTCAAACGTATATGTTCCGGCGGCGGCAAACTCGATCATAGTTTGAGTTAATGGATCTCCTGTCGAAACGATTGTCATATTAGAAATATTCGTGGTTGTTCCGGGCCATAGCAATCCTATATTTTGTTCGTTTGTTCTATCATTAGG